AAACACTATAACATATTTATGTAAAATATGCTTTTACATACTCACATTTTTATGTAAAGACTGATAACAATGACTAACATACAATTGTAACATTTTATATATTATTTTTAATCTTTTTTAAGAAAATTATACTAAAAAATCATCAAAAAACCCTTATATTTATTCATTATCTCATCTTTTCCCTTACCCAATCTCCAAAAAATGGACATCCTAGCTTGTCAAAAATATAGACCGCCAAACCCCCTTTTTTAAGCCATATATACCTTTTATGGAGTCTCGCCATTCTCGCCATTCCAGTTGGAATACTAGTCCAACCTATTGGAAATTAGATAACCAAAAAGATGAGATAATGAATAAGCACCTTTTGGTCATACTTTACATCTAACTTATTCAAATATTTAAATAAAATAAAAATACATAAAAGAATAATATGTATACATAGTATATGGACTGTACTAAGTGTGATTATCATACCAATCTACGAACCAACTTTGAACGACATCTTCTGTCAAAAAAGCACCAATATCCAAAGGACGATTACACCTGTCTTATCTGTGGATATTTAGCACCAAATAGGCAGTCTTATCTACGGCATCAAAAGATAGACTGTTTAAAACCTAATATAGAATATACATGCGGTCCATGTGAGTTCTCAACCTCATGCAAACAAAAACATGATACACATCTTAGGACTCAATTGCATTGTAAAATATTTTTAGCAGTTAAAGTTAAAGAGATACCTTCACCGTCATATTTACTGGATAAGTACCGTAAATCATCAGTCAAAATGGGGTTACACTACCTAGGCTATAGGCGTTCTTCTACATATTCAAAGTATATCATTTTCCAAAATAAATTGGTCTCTTTAGATGACTACACAACCGTCTACAATGAGTTAGAGGCTACCTTAAAAAACGAACCCGCTTATGAGATGAAGTATAAGAGGTACGCCTATATCAATAAGTGCTTAAGCCCCGATCTAATATACCCCTTCTCTATGTAAACCATTAAAAACCATTCATTGAACTAGACTATTTCACAATATTCTATTTCCTTAGGGAAACTATGAAACAATATATTGTTTAAGGAAAACAATATAAAAATAAAATGTTGTTAGTATATAAGAATGGCGATTTACAATTGTGAAATGTGTAAGTATGGAACCGACAATAAAGCCCATTATGCGATTCACTGCAATAGTAAGAGACACTGTCAACTAGTGGGGACACCTTATCAGGTTAAGACAGTGAGTAAAAAAGCCTATACCGACGTTATGGAAGACGTCACAAAGTATAATGATCTAAAGAAATTTGACATGGATTTACAGGCAACAACCTTCCTACAAGAAATCACTAAACTAAAGGAACAACTACAGCGACAGGACGAGACTAATACTTTTGTTAATAAGATTGAAGCACTAACACAACAACTAAAATACCAAGAGGAAATGAGTAATATGAAAGAAGAGATGTACAACCGTCTTTTAGCCGATAAAGACGCTATGATCCAGTACCTAATGACAGCTAAAGAAGCACCAATTCAAGTAATTCAACCAATTCAAGTAGTTCAAGAACCACAAGTTAAACCCCTTAAAGCTTTAAAAAATGAACTTAAAGAAGAAAAACCCCTTAAAGCTTTAAAAACTGAACTTAAAGAAGAAAAAAAGGAGGAAGATCCCGATGATGACGTTCTAAATAAGTCTTATTTGAAGAAATATTGTCAAATGGATAGTATCAATTTTTGTAAAAACTTAGAGGTTATAGATACAGATTACCAACTATTTATGAGTGGCGAGTTCGTACCAATGAAACGACTAATGTGTCAAATCTTAGAACGAGAACTAAAGCGTATGACACTACATGAGATGGGGGTAGTTGTTCTACCAAATGATAAATTGTATACTTATATAGATGAATGGACTGAATCAAGTAAAGGTCTACAAGATATCCGCACATGGATAAGCAAACAGATTCAACTCTTTCTGATCGAAGATCCAGTTTATGAAAATATGCAATACGTCACCGACGACGATTTTGAAGGATATAAGCCAACGGATGCACAGGCAGAGCAATATAAGGAAGGAACTGAGGTAATACTAGAACTTCAACAGGAGAGGCATGAGGTAGACAAAGAAATAAGAGCAATTCTTAAACACTATTCTACAAAGTAATAGCCTTAAAGTGGGGTAAGTTTTATTACCTTTAATATGTTGTTTTTAATTTAACTCATATAAAGATGGATTTTGAGGAATCATTAATAACATATTTAAATCATAACAGATAGACCATATTATCCATTCATCCTCTACGGTTAAATCCATGAACATTTTATATAGGAATATAATAAATGAAAGGAATCATATATAAATTAGTCCAGGAAGGTACAGGACTACAATATATCGGTTCAACGGTTCAGCCATTAGAAAAGCGACTCCAACAACATTATAATCATTGTATGACTACGGGAATATCTAGCCATCTTTTATTACATAAGCCATGTTGTATAGAAGTGATTGAAGAAGTTGAGGTTGAAAGTTTAGGACATCTACGGGTATTGGAAGGGAACTATATGAGAACTATGACATGTGTGAACGAACGTATTATAACGAAAACATATCCTACTTTCAATATAACACCAAGAAATAATAGATGGAGAGTTAGGAAGAATATCCAAGGGAAACAAAAAGAGAAAATATTTTATACAGAAGAAGAAGCTATTGATTATTTTAACATGCTTACCATAGGAGGAGACGAGCCAATATACCCGCAGGTTTAGTATCATTCTTATGTCTTAAGTGGTACATAGCACGACGGCGTAAAGCATAGTCAAGCCCTTTTGATTGTTTATAAAGATGAAAGTCGTTATATTTTATATCTCCAATAGTTACAATTTTATCATCAAAAAGCACATCAATTTTTTTGGTGGGGTTACTAGATGGGCGTATGATAAGACCATGAGCTTTAGCTATTTGCTTTGTCTCAGGAGATATTTTATACATATACTATAGAAATAAAAAATATATTTCTATAGTATGAGCCAGTTAAATAGACGACAAAATGAATCAAAACCCGACAATATCTATTATGACCTCACGATTACCAACTTTCAGTCTACAGTAACGCAACCGCCCATATTCTACTACAACGATGACCGTACCACAGCATATTTAGACAAGCCCGAAGACTATGAATTATCTATTATCCGCTTTGTCGTCGATTGCCCATTTGCTCCAGTCATTATTCCAGCGATCGTTCCAAATCAAGGAAACCCCGACCTTACTATATATACCATTACAATGACGTGGCAAGGTTTTACACAGGTACAGCCCGTTATTTGGGTACCACAAGATAAAAGCATATTACAAGCATCACCACCTAACCAAAATGTAAATGGACTTTTTGATAATAGTCAGGGATACTATAATTGTTATTCTTACCAATTTTTTATTTATCAAGTCACTAGATGTATGCAGTTATGTTTTACCAACTTAAAAGCACAGACAGGCGGAGCATTGACAGCAGAATATCCTCCGTACATGACATGGGATACCTCCAACGATAGAGCCGTAATCTCAGCCGACACAGAGTGGTATGATCAGAATCCTAGTAATCCATTTATAGGAAATATTATTAAAATGTTCTTTAATGCACCATTGTATTCTTTGTTTAATTCTTTTCCATCTAATTTATTTGGATATGTAGGCGTTCAAGATGGTAAAAATGCCCTTATCGCTATAGCCAATATTTCCAATCTTAACGCTACGGTAATTACCGTTCCATATTTAGTTGATCCAGTTACGGGGTTACCCGTGACATATACAGCTATACAATCGTATCAGGAGTATAGCACAATTTCATCGTGGTCACCTATTCAGGCTATTGTCTTTACAAGCAATACGATGCCCATCAACCCCAATTTGGTTTCTCCTCCTCTTATATTCAATAATGGACAAATTATTCAAAGCACATCTAATAACTCAAGCACAAGTAATATCATCACAGACGTAGTTTCTAATACAGGTCAATATGCACCGTCAATTTTATATGAGCCTACTGCCGAGTACAGGATGATAACTCTTTACGGAAATGCACCATTAACAAATATAGACATAGAGATTTTCTATAGAGTTCGGGATGGATCACTAGTACCATTTACTTTAGCAAGTGGGGCATCCGTTTCTATGAAGATAGCTTTTATTAAAAAGAAGAAATAGGAAAATTATTATCTACTAATATATTATAACATGGCTAATTTTAAGACAGTGTTGATTAAAGACTCAACGATTGGAGATATCACAAGTGATTTGACCTATGCCGTTCAGTCGGGCGCAGCACAAACAACCTTCCAGTCATTCGGCGTTACTAGCCCAAGTAACAATTCGCTAAACTTCGTTGTCCAGGTACCTAGTGAGAATATAGTGCTTGGACGTGATGTTATGCTTAGCTCCGGCCTTACCTGGACGATGAAAATTACCAATGTTCCCCAAGGACAACTCGCCATGCAGTGGGGCATTAATACATCTCTTCAGGCATTCCCACTCGCTTCTCTCATGACTACGATGAATGCTCAAATTAACAACACGAATGTGAGTATTAACCTTCAAGATGTGCTACCTAGTTTGTTGAGAATGAATAACTCGCGTGAACTCTATCGTTACAACTCAACTACTCCCAGTTTGCCCGATCAGGTCTACGGCTCGTATGCTAATGCAGTAGGTGCCACCAATAATCCCATGGCGTCCATTTATGCTGGCTCGTATGATGTAGACCAAAATCCCCGCGGTTCGTTCCCAGTTCAAATGACCGTAATTCATGCCTCAGGTGACCCAGTGGCTTATGATACTTCATTAGCATCATCGGGTCTAACTGATGTATGGTATATTCAGTTTACTACCGTAGTAACTGAACCACTATTTCTCTCTCCCTTCACGTGGGGGGACCCGCACACGACAAACAGTAGCGGGCTTGTAGGTATCAATAACATCAATTTGACTTGCAATATTGACACCTCATTTAAGCGGTTTATCAGCACCAGTATCCCAGCAAATCAGCTTGTTGGTATTTTTCCAGGACGCGTTTCCCCCACAGGCACTACTAGTTCCAATCTATTTGAGTCTACAGGCGTAACACTTGGAGGAGGAGTTGTTCTAAACGCACCTACAGGTTCTACCCCATCTCTTTTGTTTAGGTTCCTCTCTCCTCATCCTTCAGACGTTTTTTCAGTTCGCAACGTCTGTCCGTATATTTCGTATCCTAGGTACATCACCAACACGGTAACAGCCCAACTTGCACCAGGTGCATCAACTCAGTTAACCTCAGCCAATTTGCAGTTAAATCAAATGCCCGATTTGTTTTTAATAACTGTACGAAAATCTATGAGTTTGCAAACTCCGCAGGACACCATGAGTCAAATGGCTATTAAGTCAATTAGTATTAACTTGAATAATCAAAGTGGTCTTTTGAGTTCCGCTTCAACGGAACAGCTATGGCGTATGAGCCGAAAAAATGCATCAACACAGTCGTATTTGGAGTTCGTTGGAGTTGTTGCAGGAAATATTCCAGGACCAGTATCAGTAAATCAGTTGGGTGGAATGGTACAAAATGTACCATCTACTGGTAGTATTCTAGTAATAAATCCTACCGATCTCTCAATCCCCGAGTATTTAGCTCCAGGAAGTCTAGGAAACTTTAACTTTCAATTCAATGTAACAGTAACGAATCAGTACCCCGTAGCAGTCGCCCCCGAAATCTGTGTAGTCGCTGTGAACAGTGGAATTTTTGTAACAGAAATGGGTGTATCTACTACTTACACAGGCATCCTAAATAAAGAGATGGTTGAAACCGCTAGAAAGGGTGATGCGGTGTCTACGGCAGATGCGAGTCGTATGATCGGCGGACGGATGCAAAATATGACGATTAGTCCTCAGTCTAAACATTCAGTTCGTAAAGGTAAAATGCAATCTCTAACTTCGTAAAGGTAAAATGCAATCTCTAATTTAAAATATTGATATAAGATATAATGGCGTCTCCGTTGATATACGATAGTCCGTATAGAACAAAGGTAATGAGTCTACTTAAAGAATTAGACTCAAAACAACACTATGAACCCCGTATGATGCAACATGAGTCTATTCATACAAAACGTAATTATGTTCTTCCAGGTCATAACGATATGATGGCGCTGAATAATGCAGACGGTAGTAGAGTATCTACATACGATTCATGCACTTCATGCAGTGGTGGACGAGTCTCCAGTGGAGGCAGACTAAGTGGAGGAAGAGTATCAAGCGGAGGCAGACTAAGCGGAGGCGGACGAGTATCCAGTGGAGGCAGACTAAGCGGAGGCGGACGAGTATCCAGCGGAGGCGGACGAGTATCCAGTGGAGGCAGACTATCAGGCGGACAGCTACGTGGTCAGCTCGTAAAAAAGGTAATGAAAGAACATGGATTATCTCTAGGTCAAGCATCTTCCTATATTAAACAAAATAATATTATGTAATATATATATATGTATGCCTACGATTCTTTTGAAAAAGCAAATAAACGACTCTTTGCTAAGAGTTTAAAAAAGTATAGTAATGAGACTCCAATGGCGATGTCTATTACCGACACAGGTGTATTAAGTAACTTTTATAGTGCGACTACAGCATTAGAAAATGATTTAAATAAAATCATTAGTGATACCGCCTATTCATCTCTTAAAGGAGTTTATGCAACTCCTACCGAACCTAAAGTACGAGAGGTATTACCAAATATTCGTAATGCAATGATGTCTTTAGGAAAAATCAACATTACTAGTCTTCCCGATATAGAAGTAAATCAGCTTACACAAATTAAGGACATACTAGATAAACTAGTAGAAGCACTAGTAAACGAGCTAAATAACTTACAAACATCGGGACGTAGAAATGAATACATTTTATATAAAAAGGGTATTGATACATTTATGAATGAGTTAATGCGACTTACATTTTCATTAAATGCATTGCTAGTATCCTCTAGTAGAATGACTTTAACTGGATCAGGCTTACCACGTAGATTTATGTAATTGATATAAAGATAAGATAATATAAGACATTATAAGACATTATGCCTAAGACACCGACTGATTACAGCAAAGCAATCATATATAGTATCATTTGTAAGACAGATGATACTTTATTATATATTGGTTCAACTACGAACTTAACTAAACGCAAAGCTCAGCATAAAGAAAATTGTAATAAGGAAACATATAAAAAACATAATTTACAAGTGTATGTGATGATAAGGGAGAATGGAGGATGGGATAATTTTAACATGAAGCCAGTTAAAGAGTATCCTTGTTCTAATAAAATACAACTTGTAATAGAAGAGGAAAGAATTAGAAAGGAAATGAATGCAACTCTTAATACTTTAAAAGCACATACAACAAAAGAAGAATATAAGAAAGCACAGTACGAGAGCTACAAAAAACGTAGAGAATTACATAAAGAAGAACTAAAAGAGTATGAGAGAAAACGATATGAAACAAATAAAGAGTCTAAACTAGAATATTCACGAGAGAAAGCACGAACACGATATGAAGCAAAGAAAGAAGAAATACTTAAAAAAAGACAAGAGAAATATAAAGTAAATAAGGAAGAGATAAATAAACAGCGACGAGAGAAATTGAAACTTAAAAATCCTTTAGTAGACACGCCGAGTGTTGAGTAACTACACAACGTGGGTATTTCCTTATGATTGCAATCCAACGACTCTTTAGGTCTTTCATTTTTTCAATTTGTTTTTTGTTAAAGCCTAAATATTGGTCCAGTAAATATTTAAGCATTTTACCCGATGCACAAGATGGAAATATAATTATCACATGAGACTCATTTAATATCATTTTGGTACTATGTCCAGCAGTTGAGGCGTGACTCGTATAAATACATGATGTCTTAAAATGTCTTCCAGTTTGTAATATTGAGTTTAGTATATCTTGAACTTTCTTTAACTTCTTTTTATCAGTTAGGCAATCCACGTCGTCAAATAGAACCAATGAATCCTTGAAGTCTTCGGCGGTTAGTTCAGCCTCCATAAACTCGGGTTTATTAATCTTTATTCTTTTAATATATTTCAAAGTATCTAAAGTAGTGTCGGAATCTAAAGAACTAAAAACATAAACATCTCTCTTAGGATAAAGCTTATGGTATTCTTGTATAATTTCTTTAGCTAGGTACGACTTACCCGCTCCGCTTGGTGCCGTAATGTAAAAAATGGTTCTTTCGGCAGTCTTGTCAGGCATTAAGGTAAATTGGTCAGTTTTTAAATGAATGGTAGAAAATCCATCCTCATCTTCCTTATCATCTAAATGTAATATTTTATTACCAGTTTTTGCAATCGTAGAACCATTGAAGAAGCTAAGCATATGTATATATAAGATAGATTAAATATAGGTCTTTAATACTTTAATACTTGCCTTATTGACTATTTTTTTTAAAATATTGGTATCATAGGTAAGTGGTGCGGTTGTTGTGGCTAGTACTGCCCGTATATAGTCTTTATTTTTATGATAAGCTTTAGAAGTAATTTTATTTTTTATAGATTCTAGAAGAATCATATCATTAATACATTTATTTATCAGTCCTATTTCAGTGTTAAAAAACTTAACTAGTTCAGTTGTATCTTTTCCTTCCATAGAATAAACACTATATAGGCGTTTTAAGGCTTTCAAAGGGTCATTTTTATAGTATTCTTCAACATCATCCATTAGGCTTGATACCTTAGGTACAATTGGTTTTCTATAGTAATGTATACTTACTTCGGCATAGCGATCGGCAGTAGGAATAATAATGTCAGCCTTCATAAAATCACATGTGGCTATAAGATGTGCTAAAGGTTGTTGAATTGTTGTAAGATTAAATCTATGTTTAACATTTCCTTTTTGTATTTTAAACTCTAAAACTAAAATATTAGAAGGTATAAACTCTTTATGAATGAGTGTTTCAATTTCCTTAGGCGTTCCATGTATAAAATTAATGACGTCATAGTCGCTTCCAAATAATATACCCCGTATACTATTTGAACCGATCAGTGAGGTCTTACCATGTAAATCAAACTCATGAATACCATCGCGTATATCTTTAGATAACATTTGCAGTGATTTCTTCATTTATATTATATAGATATATTCTATGTTGACAAAAGAAGATATATATGATATTTTAGAAAAATACTATGAATCTATAGGAAGACTAAATCCTCCTCAATATAAAACGTATAGTCTTAAGGAATTAAAACGATGCCTAATACTATTTAAATTGAATTACGAAAAATAAAAATCTTATTATATACTATAATGTCAGTCGCTCAAATGGGATACCCCGCTCCACCCGATCCTCAGTTGACACCTCAAACAGTAACCTCTGTAAACACTTTAATAACCGCATTAACTAGTACTGTTAGGTGTGTTGAGTTTCCTAATGGTGTATTACCAAATAATACTATTGTTCCTATTGCTAACACAATGCCTCAAGGTGCTGGATTGATGACAATTGGATGTATGTTAAATCCTGCAACTATTGATAATCCTCCTTTTCAAGTTTTAATAAATAGTAATAATGGTGCTGGTGGAAATCCTGCATACAATTTTTATGCTTATCCTTCCCTATATGGAGACGAGTTTCCTGCTTCGGGTAATACTTATAGTTTTACGGCGACAGTTCCATTTATAAATACGACGGCGAATGTAGGTACTGTATTTCTTACATGTGATTCTATAGGTCAAACTGATACTGGTTTTGAAGACCTTCAGGTTACTTTTGTAAACTTTGGAATTATGCCTCCTATCCAATAAGACCCAATGAGTAGCCCGTTAAAAACTAAATAAGAAACTAATAAATAATATATAAATAACAATATATTATTTATTTATATAAAAACTAATTAAAAACTAAATAAATAATAAATAATAATAATTTTCATAAAAAACTAACAAAAAATTAATAAGAAAAAAATAAAAATTATAATTTTTATTTTTTTCTTATTAATTTTTTGTTAGTTTTTTATTCTTTCAGTTTTTTAT